ACATAGGAAACACCCCCCGTCATGTTTTTTAAGTACCTAGCTAAAAAAATTTTTATATTGACTTTTTTCGTTTTCCTATATACTTCGCTAGTCATCCCTCATCTAGCATTGGACATAAATGCAACAACTACAAGTTGAGCCTGATTTATTCATACCATTTCCAGAAGACAACCCGACCCTAGCTAACTTTAGAGAACGGGCAGAAGCAGCCTGCAAAACAGCAGATTTGCTAGAGCTTGACGTTAACCCTACAGAAGAAGACCTGCTAGTTGCAGAGACTGTTGCCTATTCTGTGGCACAAGACGAAGACCAAGTAAATAAGAAGCTAACCTCTAAAAAGGCATCCCAGCTAAAGCCTGCTACGTATTACCAAGTAAATGGCATCCTTAAAGAGTTTTCGACAAAGGTTGTTGAAAATGCCACACAAATACGCCTATTAGTAACAAATAAGCTACTACTTGAGTCAGAAAACGAGGACCCAAAGATACGTATCCGTGCCTTGGAATTACTAGGAAAAATCACCGATGTGGGCTTGTTTACTGAGAAGTCTGAGGTTACTATTAACCATAGGTCAAACCAAGAACTGATGGACAGTTTGCGGGCTAAAATCCATAAATTAATGGCTCCCACTGAGGTAGAAGACGTAAAAACCATCAAAGTAAACGGGGAAACCGTTGATTTAGACGCAGAATTAGGCATTGTAGACGAGGAAAAAACCGAGGAAGTTAAAGATGACGGCGACAGCAAACCAGCTTGAAAGCCTCACCGATGAAGAACTTAAGTTCTTATTGGACAATTTGGATAAATTTGATGAGGTAGATGCCGAAGAAACAGAGTTTGTTCTTGATGAGATAGATCGTCGCAAAGAAGCCAAGGCTGCTAGGCTTGATCTAATAGAGTTTTGTAAGAAAATGCAGTCCGATTACAAGGTTGGTAAGCACCACCGCAGGTTGGGTAACCTCCTTATGGAGATTGCTGAAGGTAAAAAGAACCGAATTGTAGTCAATATACCTCCACGGCATGGTAAATCCCAGCTTGTATCTATCTACTTCCCTGCATGGTTTCTTGGCAAATACCCCGATAAGAAGGTTTTAATGGTCTCCCACACGACTGATCTTGCTGTGGACTTTGGTAGGAAAGTGAGGAACTTAATTGATAGCCCCGCATATAAAGAGATTTTTCCAACCGTTACTTTGGCGCAAGATAATAAGTCTGCTGGGCGTTGGAATACTAATGCTGGTGGTGAGTATTTTGCTTGTGGTGTGGGTTCTGCCCTTGCTGGTCGTGGAGCTGATCTATTACTGGTGGACGACCCCCATAACGAGCAGGACATCATCAATGGGAACTTCGATGTATTTGAGAAAGCGTATGAATGGTTCACCTACGGAGCAAGAACACGCTTGATGCCGGGTGGTAGAGTCGCTATAGTACAAACTAGGTGGCATCAGGATGACCTGACAGGTAAGGTTGTTCGGGATATGACCCAGAATGATGAAGCGGATCAGTATGAGCTTGTTGAATTTCCAGCGATCTTTAATGAAGGAACAGATAAAGAAACAGCTTTGTGGCCAGAATGGCTGTCATTGGCCTCTCTGCGTCAAACTAAGGCTTCTATGCCTGTGTTCCAGTGGAACGCTCAGTATCAACAAAACCCAACCGCTGAAGAAGCCTCTGTTGTAAAGCGTGAATGGTGGAATTGGTGGAAAAAAGAAGACCCACCTACCTGTGAATACGTAATTATGAGCCTAGACGCTGCGGCAGAAACCCATAACCGTGCTGACTTTACTGCAATAACAGTTTGGGGTGTATTTTTTAATGAAGAAAACGACTGTCACAACATTATTTTGCTTAATAGCATCAAAAAACGATTAGAATTTCCAGAATTAAAAGATTTAGCGTGGCAAGAATGGCAAGAATGGCAACCCGATGCGTTCATTGTGGAGAAAAAATCGGCAGGAACAGCGTTATATCAAGAATTACGGCGTACAGGCATGCCTGTTACGGAATACACACCCCATAGGGGTAGTGGTGACAAATTAGCTCGGTTAAATAGCGTAGCGGACATTGTAAAAAGTGGATTAGTGTGGGTTCCTGAGACACGCTGGGCTGAAGAAGTAGTAGAAGAGATTGCAGGATTCCCGTTTATGAGTCATGATGACTTGGTAGACTCAACGGTAATGGCGCTAATGCGCTTTAGGCAGGGTGGATTTATAAAATTACCAAATGATGAACCGGATGAAATAAAACTTTTTAAAAGTATCCGGTCCAAAGGATACTATTAAGGATAGATTATGTCGATTGAAAAAAGCCTATACCAAGCCCCTGTCGGATTGGATTCTATTGTTGAAGAAGAACCCATTGAGATTGAGATCGAAGATCCAGAGTCAGTCAAGATTGGGATTGACGGTATGGAGATTGAAATAGAACCTGCCGAACCCTCAGACGAAGATTTTGATGCCAACCTTGCGGAGTATATGAGTGAGGGGGATTTAACAGAGATTGCTGGTGATTTATTAGGTGACTTTGAAGATGATGTGTCTGCCCGTAAGGACTGGATACAGACTTATGTAGATGGTCTTGAGTTGTTGGGTATGAAGATCGAAGAGAGAACAGAACCATGGGAAGGTGCTTGCGGTGTCTATCACCCACTCTTATCTGAAGCCCTTGTTAAGTTCCAAGCTGAAACTATTATGGAGACGTTTCCAGCTGCAGGTCCTGTAAAAACTTTAATTGTTGGTAAAGAAACGCCTGAAAAGAAAGATGCAGCACAACGAGTTCAAGATGACATGAACTATCAGTTGACTGATGTTATGACTGAGTATCGCCCTGAGCATGAACGCATGATTTGGGGATTAGGACTATCAGGCAATGCGTTTAAGAAAGTCTATTTTGATCCTGCACTTGATCGTCAGGTGTCAATGTTTATTCCTGCAGAAGACATCGTTGTTCCTTATGGAGCCTCAAGCTTAGAGCAGTCCCCTCGTGTGACGCACGTGATGCGTAAAACTGAAAATGAAGTGAAACGACTTCAATTTGCAGGCTTTTACAGAGATATAGATCTTCAGGAGCCAAGTGGAGCATTGGACGAAGTTGAGAAGAAGATTGCCGAAAAAATGGGTTTTAGAGCAACTTCAGACGACCGTTACAAGCTTTTAGAGATGCATGTAGATCTTGATTTGCCCGGTTATGAAGACAAAGACAAAGATGGAGAGTTAACAGGCATCGCCCTACCGTATGTTATAACGATTGAAAAAGGGACTCAAGAAGTCTTATCAATCCGCAGAAACTGGAGACCTGAAGATGACACTCATCAAAAAAGGAATCATTTTGTCCATTATGGATATGTGCCGGGCTTTGGCTTTTATTGTTTTGGGCTTATCCACCTTGTCGGTGCTTTTGCTAAGTCTGGTACTAGTCTTATTCGGCAGCTCGTGGATGCTGGAACCCTTGCAAACTTGCCAGGCGGCTTTAAGACCCGTGGCTTGCGAGTCAAAGGTGATGACACCCCGATAAGTCCAGGTGAGTTCAGAGATGTAGACGTACCGTCAGGAGCAATCAAAGACAACTTGATGACCTTGCCATACAAGGAACCAAGCCAAGTTTTATATCAACTGCTTGGGACTATTGTTGAAGAAGGTAGACGTTTTGCATCGGCAGGGGACATGAAAGTATCTGACATGAGCGCTCAAGCTCCTGTAGGCACAACCCTAGCAATTCTTGAAAGAACTTTAAAAGTGATGAGTGCAGTGCAGTCCCGCATTCATTATTCAATGAAACAAGAGTTAAAGCTTCTTAAAGAGATTATTCGTGACTACACGCCTGATGAATACAACTATGAGCCTGAAGAGGGCAGTCGCAAAGCAAAGAAAAGCGACTATGACATGGTTTCGGTCATTCCAGTCTCAGATCCTAATGCAGCGACAATGGCGCAGAAGATCGTACAGTACCAAGCAGTACTCCAGTTGGCTCAAGGTGCGCCACAGATCTACAATCTCCCGCAACTCCACCGACAAATGCTAGATGTGTTGGGAATTCGCAACGCTCAGAAACTTATTCCGTTACAAGAAGATCAGAAACCAAAAGATCCAGTCACAGAGAATATGGACGTATTAATTGGTAAACCACTTAAAGCGTTTATTTACCAAGACCAAGATGCACATTTAATGTCCCACAATAGTTTCTTGCAAGACCCTATGACACAACAAATGATTGCCCAAAATCCAATGGGGCAGCAGATTGTAGCAGGGTTGCAGGCTCATATAGCCGAGCATTTTGGCTTTAAATACCGTCAACAGATTGAGCAGCAGATGGGTGCGCCTATTCCTTACCTTAAAGATGAGGATGAGACAATCCCTGAGGAATACGAAGTTCAGTTGTCTAGATTGGTAGCTCAGGCTTCTGCCCAGTTGTTACAACAGAATCAAGTTCAAGCTGCTCAGGCACAGGCTCAACAACAGATGCAAGATCCGATTATCCAGATGCAGATGCAAGAATTACAGATTAAGCAGCAGGAAGTTCAGCGTAAAGCACAAAAAGATCAAACAGATGCTCAGTTCAAAGCACTGGAATTGGCTTTAGAAGAAGAGAAAATGAAAAACCAAGTAGAGCTTGAGGGTAACAAACTTGGAGCTAAGATTGCTAAAGAGAGGGATGAGCTAGATCGTAAAGATCAAATAGAAGGTACTAAGATAGGTATTGATATGGCAAACAAAAAAGACAAAGTTGATGTCCAAAAAGGTCAAATAGCTGCACAGTTAATAGCTGCTCAAATGAATTCAGCTAAACAGAAAAAGGATAGCAAATGACAGGATTAGAACTTTTAGTTAAACAATTAGACGAAAAGATAGAGCAATTAAAAGAATCGGTAGTTGTAGGTAATTTAGATCACGTTCAGTATCAAAAACTTTGTGGGGAGATTAGAGGTCTGCTTACCGCAAGGGGTTACGTATTAGACCTCAAAGACAAACTGGAGAATACGGATGAGTGAAACGCTAGACTTAAATAAGGCGGTGGATTTGGCGCAGCTGCTTGATAAGTCAAATGAAGAAAAAGCAACACAACTACCTAAACCTTCTGGATACCGCATTTTATGTGCTATTCCTGAAGTGGAAAAGGAACATGATGGTGGGATTCTAAAAGCAGACGAGACCCTACGATATGACGAACTTTTGACAACGGTGTTGTTTGTAGTAGATATAGGTCCAGATTGCTACAAGGATCCAGTACGGTTCCCAACGGGGGCTTGGTGTGAAAAGGGTGATTTTGTCCTTGTTAGACCAAATGCTGGTACTCGATTAGTAATTCATGGGCGGGAGTTTCGCATCATTAATGATGATTCCGTAGAAGGTGTAGTTGACGATCCACGTGGTATTAAACGTAAATAAGGAGCTGACGATATGGAAAACTATAAATTTCCTGATGAAGTAGATAACGTAAAAGACGAAGGTAAACCCACAGAAGAAGTAGAATCTAAGGGTAAACCCGTAGAAGAAGACGATAAAGTTGAGATTGAGATTGAAGATGACACCCCTGAAGAAGATAGAGGGCGTAGAGCTTCAAAACCAGGTTTTATTGATAAAGTTGAAAAGGACGAATTAGACCTATATTCCGATGAAGCAAGAAGCAAAATTGATGCTTTTAGGAAGTTTTACCATGATGAACGCAGACGTGCAGACGCTGCCGAACGTGAACGCCAAGAAGCTCTTAATGTCACCAAAAAGCTCTACGAAGAGGTAAAACAGCTAAAAGGTAGGGTTAATTCTAGTGACGAAGCGGCAATTACCTCGTTTAAAACGAGTGCTGAACATGAACTAGAAATGGCTAAAAAGGAATATAGAGAAGCTTATGACGCTGGAGATTCCGAAAAATTAGTCGAAGCACAGGATAAATTGACCTCTGCCAAGATGAAAATTGAGAAAGCCTCTAACTACGCTGAAAATATAAATCAACGAAAGGCTTTACAAGAGCAAGAAAATGAAGTAAAAATACCTCAACAGACGGAAGCAGCCCCTGTCCGTGACCAAAAAGCTTCGGCTTGGCAAGAGCGTAACTCTTGGTTTGGTCAAGATGACGAGATGACAAGCCTAGCCTTAGGGTTACACGAGAAGCTTGTTAAAGAAAACGGTATGGCGTATGCTACGACT